GGCGGGGATATGGTGGCGCTGGTGGCGCGTATGCTGAGCGATGTGCAGGCGCAGTTGCAAGCGCATGAGGGTCGTCTGGCGGCGCTGGAGCGTGCGGTGGGGGAGGATGGTAACCAAACAACTTGAAAACGGATGCGTCAAGCAGCCAGGTATACCACTTCACGATGCGCAATAAGCGGTAAATCAATGTGTTGAGTCTGCCATTAAGTCTGCCAAAAGGGGTTATTTTTGGCAGAGTTGGTGGTTTTGTGGGGGAAAATGGATGTGTAATGGGGTGGTTTATAGGGTTTTGGGTGTTGGTGGGGTGGTGGGGTAGAATCCGCTATTCTCCACGAAACCACACGATAAAAGTGTGAACGCCAACTGATTACACACCATTTTGCCCGCCGATCTGCCATTTTTTTTGGCAGACTTCAAAGGAGGGGTAAAAAAAAATGGCTGTAAAAAACTGTGATCCGGTGCTTAAAAAAGGCCTCACCTGGTACGTAGTGTACTATATAGGTGTGGGCGATGAGCGAAAACGTGTACGCAGGAGTCGTACAGATGCCGGAATAGACCTCAACAGCATTGCCGACTTGGCCGAACGGGAAAGGGTAGGGCAGGAGCTGTTGGAACAAATCCGGAAAAAAGTGGAAGCGCCTGGCACCCGGCGCGAACAGACGCCTTTTGTGGACGCGTTACCCATCGCGGTGGGCCTGAAAAGCTCGACTAAGGAAAAGAGCCAGGCTACGTACCAGCAGGTGGCGGACTGGGTGGTAAAGTTCTGGGAACTCAAAGGCTGGAAAAAGATGCGGTGCGACGAGGTGACGTTCGACCACGTGCAGGCGTATTTTGACTATCTGATTTTGGACAGGAAGTTGGGCAACACGACGCACAACACGAGAAAAGGGGTGCTTCGGTCGCTGGTAACCGAGCTGGTAGCCCGAGGGTATTTGAAAGAGAATCATGTGGCGAAGGTGAAATCGCGCCCGAGGCAAGACCCTACGCGTCGCCCGTTTACGGATGCCGAAAAAATGGTGGTGTTGCGGTACTTATCCGAAAATGACCGGCCTTTGTACCTGGCTGCGCTGATGTTGGGTTACCTGGCCATCAGGCCCAGAGAGATTCGGGATTTGCAGGTACGCAACATCGACCTGAAGCGCTGGGTGATCAACATGCCTGGTGCACAGAGCAAGAACAACCGCAACTCGGTGGTAACCATACCGACGGAGCTTTGTGGGATTTTTGAGGCGCTGGAGCTGGATGTGGTACCTGGCCACTATTATCTTTTTGGCGGTGGGCGCGGCAATGGTCGGCATAATGCCAAATTGAAGCCTTCGCCAGCGCGCATTGGGGAGCATACGTTGTCCGAAAAGTTTCGGAAGGTGCTGAGGCTGCTGCATCGATCGGGGACGTTGCCAGATATTGAGGGGTTGCAGTTCTACAGCTTGAAGGATTCGCTGGCGCTGTACCTCCTCGAGCAGGGCGTGGACATTGACACGGCTCGGGATCACTTCCGCCACAGCTCTTTGGAGATGTTTCAACGGTATTTGAAACGTTTGGGGGGCGTGAAGGAGCGTATTCGGGGGCTGAAGATTGAGCTGCCTTAAAAAATCCCTATTCCGCCTTTGCGGTCGGGGCTTGCAATGATCTTGTGGCTGCTGTCTGGTACTTGTGAGTAGCAGGGGCTACTTGTCCAGGTGGGAAAAGTGTCTTCATTGTTCCTGAGTATTTTAAGGGCCTCCGCTAAGGCTTTCCGGCCTTTTTCCTCTGACTTTTGGCGCAAGTCGGTAATGACGTAAGACTGCTCTTCGGTGCGTTGGGCTTCTTTTCTGTCGTACCCATCGCTTTCACTCACAAAACGGAAGCCGTCGGACTCAATAAGTACCCTGTGGTGGGGGATGGCTTCGAAAAGCCCAAGGAAAGCTGCTGCTTTTTTGAGCGATTGTAGCAGGTCTTTTACCGCCGCCGTGGGGCTGTTTGCGGTGTCGGGGTCTGTCATGGTTGCGAATAACGCATCGCATAACAGCGGGCGGATGTATTCGTTTTCTACCTCTCGCACATAGCGGATGAGGGACACGAATGTGCGGCGGCTGTTTTGGATGTTGAGGTAATCGTCCAGATCGGCAGTGCGGCGGAAAAATCCGCTGGTTTTGTTTTTGTACGCAGTGCTGTTTTTATACAGGTCGAAGTAGGGCACTTCGTCTATAACCTGCTTTTCGAGGAAAGACAAGGTTTTTTCAAGGAAAAAATCGCCATTGGCAAGGGCATCCGCCCGTTTGCTTTTCCAAGACCATTGGGAAAGGGGTGTGGCGCTGCCGTCCGAGGCGTTGTTTTGAACTACGCCCATGCTGGCCAAAACGCCTGTTTTTTCCGGCAAAATGTGGTAAATGGCATAAAATGCAATGCAGTCCTGCAAATGCTGCACGGCTTGGCGCTGGGCAGAAGTGGCTAAAGCATCATCCTGAAATTTTTCGGCGAGATCGGCATACAGTTCTTCGCCGATGAATGGAATTACAAACTTTTCGGTGCACTGCCGTATGGATGGTTCCAGCTCATCCCAGGCCATCGATTTGTTTACACCTGAATAGTGCTGCGCAAAGTTGGTTCCGCCTACTTCCAAAGGCACTTTGCTGCTTGATCCATTGTGTTTGAATAACAAAACCATTCTTTTTTAACACAAAAATGGCTTTTTGTGACCACCGGTATATAGGACATAGCGGCTTGCCTGGTTATTATATGTATTTCAATCGTAATAAATGATTAAAGGCAAACCGAGTCACAAGCCCTTGCCCCGTTGCTCGCGCGGTTGTGCGGGCGCGGATTCCGGTTTTGGTAATTTCTATTTTGTTATTTTTCAGGTTATATGAGACTACCTAAATGTGGCATCCATCGGGCCACGATTTTCATTGGAATTGACTTTCCAACCATGCTTCTGACTGAAATAATAGTCAATCGTGTCGGTGAAGTGCGTTGCATGTTCCTGCGGATATGATCTATCCTTCTCCTTGGATTTGTTCTTTTGGAAGTCATCCTTCACCTCTGCGACTTGCATGGCAATGATCGCATCCTTACATGTTTCCTGGTTGAACCTAACCAGTGGAAGTTTCGGATTGTCTTCTGCTAAAATGGAGTTCATGAGGTAGTTGCGCTCCTTATGCTTCTTGACTTGCCCTGCAGAAACCCTGATCTCAACTTTCCATCCATTCTTTTGGAATCGAGCTGCTATCTGGTCATAGATGGACTCGCGGGTGTCCGCCTTCTTGTCGTGTCCGCGAGGCTCGCCCCATAGCCTGGCCAGGCGAAACTCATGCGCATTGTAATGTGCGCATATCTTGTCTACCAGCTCAGCGATTCGCCCTTCATCTTCCTTTACGTAGAACTGCGACAGACAAAACTCCGCTGCGCTTTTTTCCAATCGCCCCTGTTGCCACACGGTGGCACAGTTGAACCATCCGGAGAAGTCGAAGCTGATGTCCAGCAATTCATTGTACCGATAGTGCTGATCGCGTATGCCCGCAGTCAACACTCCCCGTTCCCCTTGGCCATACAGATATTTCACCGAATAGCTATGCCTGTCGGGATCAAAACGGTGGTAAAACGCCAAATCTGTTTTCCTAATCCGCTGGTTCATCACCTCCACCAGGTATTCCAGGTATGGCAGCTCCCGCTCCAAGTCCCGGATAAACTCTTCCCCAAGCACCTCCACATTGTCCCATGCAGTGGACTCAAGCCAGAGGTACTTCTCTGGCTCACTCAACGCCTTCTGTTCATCTTCGAGTATCCAGTACCCGCTGGGCTTCCATGGTATAGAGGTATACTTATTCACCTGGCCAAACCGATGGCTCGCGAACCGATGCCGAAACCCCCTAACACTGGGCAGCAGCACCTTCGTAAAATGCTCCTTTTGCACCAGAGCAGCCTCGTCAATATCGCCGCCCTGGTACGATCCACCACGCGCCAGGTCGGGCCTGTCCAGGCTCAAAAACTCAATGCAATAGCCGTTGAAAAACGACATCGTATTCTCATACTTCCGTGGTGGCTGATAGGGTAGGGTGAAGCTCGACAAAGGCCGCTTCCCCACCACATAGTGTACATTTTCCTCAAAACCCATCTCCATCAGCTTGGCCTCAATGGCCGGGAGGGTTTTGGTCAGTATTTGATTGTAGGTGGTGCTCGACAGGAAGAACTTTGCCCTGGGCATTTCCTGCATCCGAAGGCGAGTCTCTCCGGCAATCACCGTCGATTTACCCGATCCCCTCCCCCCCAGAAAGGTCTTGAAGCGTTGCCTCGCGTTCAGGAACGCGATCTGCTTGGGGTTCCAGTAAATGTACTTCTTCGAAGTCGGCATCTGTTGCTTGTAAAGCCATCGCACTATCGGAAAACACGATCTCCGGTAGCGCCATCGGCTGGTTTGTGTCTTTCTCCCGGATGCGCAGCACAATGTCCCGCGCCCCATCGAGGCACTTTTTTGCCGTAGCGTAATCCTTATCTTCCCTTGCCTTTTTGGCAAGCTCGTAGTACTGTTCCTTTAGGATGTACAGCTCCAGCTCAGCATTGATGCTCAGAATATCCCCGAAAAGATATTGAGCATCTGACATCAGACTTTTGACCGTCTTTTCGGTCGTCATGTTGTCCATTAGGGCCACAATCAGCTTTATCCGTTCTCTTTGCACCATGTTGTCGCACATGATGCCCCACACCTGGCGCAAGTGATCCAAACGCTTAAATTCTATATCGCTCAAGTACCACCTGTTGGGCTCCAACAGGTACATGTACAACCGATCGAGGGACGAACCAGCGTCCCAATCCTCCTGCGTAAACAGCTCATTTTTCTTTTTGGCCATCGTATTCGCGTATCAATGCCTCCAGGAGAGCCTTTCGGTTTTCCCAGTCGGTCAGCTTTTTTTGTTCGCTGGCTATTTTGCCCGCATCTGTTTCAGTTTTCATTCGGGCTTTCGCCTTGCTGATCTGACTCCGGCAAGTATTCAACTGCCGCAGGGCCTCCATGGGGTCGGGTTTGTTTTCGGGTGCCGCCGGTGCTGGCAATTTGCCCGACTGCTCAAAATCCGCTATCTGTTGCTTCACCTGAGTGATCTGCGCCCAAATGCCCATAATTTGCACCGATACCCCCGCTCGTTCCTCTTTTGACTTGCAGGCGTGAAAACGGTTGCTCTGCTTGGCCATTTGGCCAAACAACACATGCCGCTGCCGCCACAATTCCCGCACCACATCCGGCACACTATCCGCCGCCGGCACGGCCTCCTCCTCCACATGTACCCGAAGCAGCGCTTGCAGGTATATGGCATTCACAGCCGAGTATCCCGCCTTGCATACACCATACAGCGGATGCGATCGCACCCCTTTAGGCAATGCCCGAAAAAGCCGATGGTACTCCGCTTCCGTCATACCGGCGTGTTTTGGCGCTCCTGCATGCCGCTGGCATTGCTGCTGAGCGCCGTGAGCTCATAGTCCCGAATGCCGTAATACACATCCGCTGGCCACCCGTTTATCTTCTTGATCAGCTCGATGGGGCGCATCAGCATGCCCCGTTGCTGGTGCGTGTTGATGATCAGCCACATCAAATACGCATTCCGGATTTCCGTGCCGCTGCTCAGTTTCCCCTGCGTTTCTATGTTCGCCAGGGTAGGGTGTATGCCCTGGGCGCTGATGTTGGCCGTGTTGCTCCGCTCAAACAGCTTGAGCAGCGCCTCATCCTTCATGTCATAGGTCAGCGCGGTTATTTTGATGCCCGGATAGTCCTTGCCCAGCGCTTTATCCAGCTCGTACTTGGTGAAGATGGTGCGCCCGGCATTTTCCAAATCCGCCAGGAAAGTATTCACGTCATCCATAAACGCCTGCTCCCGCTGCTTGGCCGTGTTGAGCACCTGTGTTTTCTCCTCTTCGGTTATGGCGCTGTTGTACGCCTCATAATCGAGGAAGTAATCGCTCGGTATTTCTATGTGCCAGCGCATGTTGTACCCGTTGCTGAGGTTGGCCCGGTGAAACGCCGGTATGCGGTTGGCCAGCTCTATCCACTCCCAACTGCCCCAGTACGTGGGCACAGGGTAATACCCGTCGTTGCACAGCAGATCGTCGCTCAGTTGCAGCACAAATTTCTTTTGCCGCTTCCCCGCATCCTCTTTTCCGTTGTACACCTCCATGCGTTCTATGCGGCGCTGCCGCAGGCTGTCTATGTTGCGTTCATTCACCGTCCAGTGGCCACTCCACCACCAGGCGTTTATGTTGCCGTATTGGTCCTGCTCTTCGGCCCGGCAGTACTTGGTTTTGTGCGCTTTGAGGCCAATGATTTGCCCCGCACCGTTTCGGATCATCTCGGCCAGCACCAGGGCGTGTTTTTCCAGCTCCCCAGCGGCATTGTTTATGTATTCGTCAAAGCTGACCTGCTCAAAGAAGGCTACTGCCTGGCTCGGCATGTCCACCTCTTCCACCACTTTTTTCATGCCGCCGGTATCGTTTTGCTCGTATCGAATGCGATAGGCGTACAGCCCGTTGCCGGCAATGATGTTGCGCTTCGTTTTCAGCAGCGCAGGCACAATATTGTTGTCGCTCAACAGCATTTCCCGCCGCTGGGGCAGGTCGTTGTTTTTTCCCCACTGCATCACCGTGGCTTTGCCAGCCCCGGGCACGCTGATGGTGGCCACCGAACCGATTTCCCAGTCCTTTGGCATTGTTTGCGACACAATCACATCATCCCTGTGCGCCATTTGATGTACGGTATTCATATTCATCAGTGCATTACTTTTTGCCCGTTAAACTCAATAATGTGGCTTATCCTCGGGGTGCGCAGCTCCCCGCTTTGCACATCCGTGAGCGGTATGGAGCCGCTCTCCAGGTGCGTCATGCGCGCCTTTCGCGTTTCCCGCACTTGTCCGCTTTCGCTTTCGCTCAGGCGGCGCATAGGCGCGCCGTAGTAGCACATCATTCGGCGCAGATCGCCGCGCTCCTTGCCCTGGCTTTTCACGTACACCAGTTCAAATGGCTTGTCGCCGCCCTCTGCCATTTGCGCCAGTACCTGATGAATGGATATTCCTCCTTGCATGACACAAAGGTGCGCTTGCGCCCTGCATGCCCGTAGGACGTAAAAAAGCCCGAACCGACAAACGTCGATTCGGGCCTTATAAGTCGGCTAACTGTCGCTCCACGGCTATGCGGCTACGCGCCGCACCGCGTGGAGCTTTGAGTTAGCCGCGATTAGGAACAATAAACTCCCCATCATCCGTTTGGCCATTTTGATGGGGTGAAACTATGCCGCCTGATGCTATTTTTCTGGCAATGCCTTTAAATTCTTCCCACTTTTCATCCACTGCCGAAAAGGCTTCTTCTTTCGCGCCAATCGAAATCGCAAACGCTTTTATTTCTTGTAAATGAGCATCAAGTTGCTCGATTTTTCTTAAAAACTCCAAATTGTTCATGTTGAAAAAATTGATTTTGCAAAAAATACTGGCCCATACATCGCGCCGAAAAACACGCCACAATATATGGGCCAAATCCCCCTCAATCCTTATCCAATATCCCCTCCGCTTCTTCCCAAACCGGATCAAGCAGCGCCTTCACGCCCCGGATAACCTCCGACACCTGCCCCAAAGACAGGGGAGCGTCATTGTCCAGCGCCCAAGCCAGCAGCAAAAGCGTGTGATTGGCTTGTTGTACCTTAATCATGGGCCCATTCAGCCCGGTCATTTGTTGCCACACCGTTTGGGTGGCGGGTTGCTCGTTAGTAGGCATAACGAAAATATTTAAAAGTGAACAATAAAGACCCGTGTGGCCTACCCATTCAACCGGCCGGTAAAGGCAAGCGAACGGCACACGGGCGCCCCTTGCGAGGCTGCTCTTGTATAATCCAGTCTTGTGTGTCGGAAATTGTTCCCGACCGGTAATGAATGAGTAGGCGGTGCAAATGTACGGTAACCATTTCAATAGTGCAAATAGTGCACCGCCTTTTTTACAGCGCCGCGTCGTCTCGAATGCCCGTGAGTTCTGCACCCACGTCTTCCAGCTCGGTATACACCACCCTGGCTTTCACTTCAGCGGGCATGGCTTCCACCACGGTATTGAAGCGCTGCACGGCCTCGGTGAACGCCTGTACGCCCGTCAAGTCCACCGCTACCGGAGCCTGTTGCAGCCCCGCGCTGTTGGGCGTGGTGTTCAGGGTGGTGAGTCCGCCGGTGTTGAAGCGCATTACGCCACCCCGTTCCATAAACGGCACCCCGTTTCCATTTCGGGCATTC